TTCTGCTGCCAGCATCATCTCCACCTTGATCCAAATTCTCTCCCAACACCAGTGTGAGTCTTTGATTGTCAAAATCCACTCCTTGGGTTTGATTGCCCACACTCATGAAATTTTTAACTGTTAGACTCTTAATTTTTATCATTGTAGATCTCTGTAAATTTCCAGCAGTGTATTTTTGTTGTAACTGTCTGATTCTATGGCATTGATTTCTTTGCTGACTATTTCATCCACAGATTCAAAACGGGTAATGTCCAATGTACTGGTCATTTCATCGTCTTTTTTGCCAGGTATCAGCACAATTTCTCTACAGTTGTAATCTTTTATAAAAGTTTCTTTGATAAAGCTGGCTTCTTCATAGCTGATGTCTATGTCCAGTGTGACCTGCAAATGCATTTTGGGTTTGATAATATTTTTGGCATTATTCAACAGCTCACTGAGATTGACCTTCAAATATCTGGGACAATTGTACCAATTGATGTATCTAGGAGCACCACCATGTTCCATGATCATCATGCCTCGCTGATCATCATTCACATCTGCATAGTTGTGTGGCATGGGATTGCCTATGTAGTGTATGTTTCTTGCTGTTTGACGCTTGTGAAAATGTCCTGTGAACACATATTCTTGACTCACAAAGTCTCCAGTCTGTATTAATCCAGTGTCTGGCATCTCTATCATGGCATTCATTAAGAAGTGTGGCAATTCAAAATGACCAAACATGTATCTACTTTTAATTTTTTTAATTTGTTTGTATTCATCACCCACCAACCAAGGTACCAAAGTCACATCATCTATGGTGGTGGTCTCTGTGATCACAGTGATGCCTGGAATAAATCTAGCAAACTCCACTGAGTGAATGTCCCGCTTGTCTTTGTAATATAAATCGTGATTACCTGGAAAGAAATAAAATTTTTCAAATGCTTTGCCCAGTTTTTCCAAACATTTGATGGACACATCCATGGTCATCAAATTCAATGAATTTCTATTGTGATGCCAATCACCACAGAATATGCCAGTTTCGCAATTGTTTTGTTTGGCCTGATCAATATACCAGTCCACAAATTCTTCACAGTCCTGATTGTGAATCATGCTGTTGCTCTTCAAACCAAAATGTATGTCAGTAAAGACTGCTGCTTTTTTAAACATCAAATATAAATTTCCAAGACTTCATTGTAAACAAAAAATTGAATAAAGTCAATAACTTAAATTTTCTTTTTGAATTCCCGGTCCACAGCATTTTGATATGCTTCTGCGTTTTGACGTGTGTGGCTGGGCATCATATCATTTATTTCTAGAATGTCATCTCTGATATTTTGATTTCTTTTTTCGATATTGATGATTCTCACAAATGAATTGGTCACGGCTGCTGTGTAGTAAGCAAATGGGTTATTGGATTTGCTCTCATCAAACTGCAATCCAATCTGAGTCAGTTGCAGTATGGCCTGTCCTTGCATCTCATCATTATAAGTGTAACCTCTCACATTGCCTCGAGTGGCATAACGTTCACACAATTTCATCCACATCATGGCCAACTTGGCAGTGGGTTTGCCACCTTCCTTGTTGAACTTGCCATTGTGCATGCCACCTTCCCAGTGGCTCTTGCCCACACATGAAAGATTGTCTTTTTCATCATGCTTCCAGTGTTGGAATGCGGGAAAATTCACTTTGGTCTTGGAGTCTGCGGAACTCTTGGGATTTTTTTTACGACCCGGTTCATTAGGTATGTGATCATAGGTCATAACCCTGAACACCAACTCGTGTTTCTGTATTTTTTTATAGTCCACTTCACATTCAGACAGTTTGACCTTGGGGTCAGTGAGTCTGCGTCTTTCAAATTCTTCCTGGGTGAGACGCTTGGCTCTCACACGTTTGGCTTCGGCTATACTGCGCACATTGATTCGCTCCAGAGAGGATATGATCAGATCATAACGACTGTGTTCTTCCTTGGTGTAGCTGCAATAGCTGTTCTTGGATTTGTGTATCTCTTCCAACAGGTCTTTGTTGTTTAGATAGTTGATTTTTTTCATTGAATTCCTTTATAATTAGCCTTCAGTATAAACTATGCAGTTAATTTTGTCAATAAATACTTAATATATTTAAATTGGATGTCATTATGCCCGTAAGTCGCAACAGCAACATAGATCCGCAAGCCTCAGTGAACAGTTTGCTGGGTGGGTTTACCAGTGGAGTTTCTGCTGGATTGAGCAAAGTAGGGGCCACTGCCACAAATTTTTTGAAAACTGCTGGTTTTGGTTCTGCAAACAGAGGAAAAAATTTACCCACAGATGGAGTTGCAGATGGCAAAACCACCACTCAAGCTGAACAAAAAAGCAAACCAGGTGAAAAAGACTGGAGAGTGAGATTGAGTCTGCCTAGATCTTTTGGTCAGGAGTTCATGGGACCAGTGATCAAAACTGAAGGATTTGTGTTTCCATACACTCCCACCATCATGGTCAGCCACTCTGCCAGTTACACACCTCTCAACCCCGTACACACAAATTATACCATCAATGCCTACAACTACAGCACTGTGGACAACATCACCATGACAGGAGACTTCTATTGTCAAAACGGTTTGGAAGCACGCTATTGGGTGGCAGCCATACATTATTTGAGATCAGTGACCAAAATGTCATATGGATCTTCAAGCAGCAATGCAGGATCTCCACCACCGGTGGTGTTGCTGAATGGCTATGGAGACTTTGTGTTCAAAAATATTCCTGTGGTAGTCACTTCGGTGCAGTTTGACCTTCCCAAAGATGTGGATTATATCAGTTGCACATTGGATAGTCCAGAACTGGAAGGCCAAGTTGAAAATTTCGATTACAATACTGTGGCGTGGGCTCCCACACAGAGTCAGGTCACAGTGCAAGTGGTGCCTCAAATTGCAAGATCCAGCATGTCTCAATTCAACATGGACAGTTTTATCAAAGGCGAGTATCTTAAAAAATCTGGAGGATTTTTATAATGGCCGAATACAATATTTTGAGTCCTTGGCACAACACTGAAATAGTGAATAAGCAGTATTTAGATATTTTAAATATCAGACCAGTGCCAGCCACTTCAGATGATGTGCTGTACACCATTGAAACACAGTACACCCACAGACCAGATCTGTTGGCATACGATTTGTATGGGTCAACCAAACTGTGGTGGGTGTTCTCACAAAGAAATCCTGACAGTCTCAAAGACCCCATATATGACCTGGTAGCAGGTTTAAAAATATATCTACCACAAGGTCCAAAGTTACGTAAAATATTGGGATTATAAATGTCTATCCAAGATAACAGCGACAAAATTAATGTGCTACTGCGCGACAGCAAAGGTCGACCCATTGATGGTTTCAATAATCGACGAGGACAATACAGCAGATACGTGGGTAGAGACGATGATGGTGGAGTGATACAGGAGGATGCACAAACAGCTCCCAACGTGCAGCAAAATGTGCTGCATCAATACAGTTCTTTCAATTCTATATTCACCCTGGCAGTATTGACTGTGGATGAAATTAATAACCCTGCCAGTTTGCGAGTGAGATCTCCGGACAAAATCATACTCAAAAGCGGTGGGTCTGGTGGCAATAAATTTAAAACTCAGTATGATCAAGGAGCAGGTGCAAGAGAATTTTTTATCACTGACGTGGAGATCAAAACCACTCTCACTCCCAATCCCAAGACCAAGCACACCAATGCGTACAGTATTAATTTTACTGTGGTAGAGCCCTACAGTTTGGGCTTGTTTATTGAAACTTTGCGTACCGCAGCCGCTGCCACAGGACATAAAAGTTACACTGCAGCGCCCTACTGTCTGGTGATAGACTTTTTGGGATATGACAGCACTGGCAAAGCCTTTAACGTGGAAAATAGTCGCAGGATAATACCTTTTCAATTTGCTACGGTTAATTTTGAAGCCAACCAAGCAGGATCAGTGTATGCCTGTCAAGCCACTGCGTGGAATTTCATAGCATTGAATTCAGGCATTCAAACTTTGGGCACTGATATCACAGTCAGAGGCAGCACAGTGCAAGAAATGTTGCAGGTATCTTTGCAAAAAGAAATTAATTCAATAAAAGAAAGTCGTAACAAAGAAAAAAAAGAACTTAAACATCAAATAGATGACTATATTATAAATTTTCCTACCAAAAATGCAGCACAAACAGCAAAAAATCGGATCAGTGTTTCCGACACAGAATCCAATAGAGGTCGTGTGGATCCAGATCAACAACGCAGTGAGCTAGTGGGCACAGGCACTAATGTGCGCACCACAAAACAAGGTATCAGTTATAAACAAGATAAAAATTCATTGAATGCAGTTGGCAGAATGAAAATGTTAGTCAGCACAGATCAAGTAGAAGATGTTATTCAATCAAATTTATTTGGGCAAAATAAAAAAGTTATTGATGTAGCACAGGTAGCAAAAGATCTTAAAAATGATAAATTAACTTTCAAAGCTGGCACTAACATTGAACACATCATCACAAACGTGATAATTTTCAGTGAGCTTGCTGCTAAATCTTTAGCAAATGATGACAGTGCAATGTTCAAAGATTGGTTTAGGATTTCCACTAGAACTTATATGATACAAGATGAAGAAATCTTTAAAAAATATGGCAGATACCCCTTGCTTTATGTGTATGATGTGATGGAATATCAAGTGCATTCATCAGTGTTTGCCAAACCCAATGTTAAAACCAACACAGATGACTTTGAACCTTTGATCATAAAAGAATATGATTACTATTACACGGGAAAAAATCTTGACGTGCTGGATTTTGCAATCAAAATTGATTTTGCATTTCACGTTGTGTTGCCTATGGATAATGCCAAATCCAAAAGTAGAGACAATGACAAAACTAGAGAAGAAAAAGACGGTGTCAATGAACAAGATCCATCTGATGGAAACACAGCAGAAAATGCCACAGGCACAGGAGTCACTCAAACTGGAGTGGTGCGTAGACAATTCAACACTTATGAAAGTATCAGCGGTCTCAGTGATGAACAACGTCTGGCTCTTGAATTCAACGAAGCAATCATACACAGCACTGCAGAATTTGCCATAGTGGATCTTACCATACTGGGTGATCCATATTTTATAGCTGATGATGGCATGGGCAATTACAACAGTGTTACCAGTGATGACTCACCATTCATAAACAAAGATGGATCCATGCAGGCCACTTTTGGTGCAGTGTATGTGACATTGAATTTTAGAACACCAATAGATACCAGCCCCGAAGGTGCCATATTCAGAGACACTGCCAACAAGGGAGAAACATTCATACCAGTGCCTTCATTCAGTGGAGTATACAGGGTGAACCTAGTGGACAATATCTTTCAAAATGGAGTATTCAAACAAGTAATAAATTTAGGTAGGATAACCAATCAAGAGGTTAAAGGTCCTGTGGGCCAATCTGCCTTAAAGCCTGGCACCTATGATCCCGCAGATCAACCAGATTTAAATACATTTGGTGGTGAAGGAGGTCCGTCAGCATAATGTTTAGAGGCACACAAAAAAGAGACAATCAAAAAGACCAAATGATCAAAGATTCTGGACCCTATGAAGCCATAGTGACAGGACATTTAGATACCAAGTTTTCAGGATCATTGGAAGTGGAATTGTTGAAGGCCAGTGTGAGCGGCAACAGTCCTTTACAAACAGGGCAAAGAGTCACTGTGAAATATCTCAATCCGTTCTATGGCATCACATCCTATGATGGAGTCACAGCCAACAGAGGCTATGAAGACAGTCAACAGAGCTATGGCATGTGGTTTGTGCCACCAGATCTTGGAGTAAAAGTGTTGGTGATTTTTGTGGAAGGCAACATCAACAAAGGCTACTGGTTTGGTTGTGTGCAGGCTGAAAATCAAAATTTCATGCTGCCCGACGGCAGAGCTGCCACCACATTCACAGATGTTGATGGCGATATCACACTGAAAGGCAAAAAATTACCAGTGGGAGAATACAATAAAAAATTAATTGACAATACCAGAAGTCTCACAGACACCACTAAATTTCTTAAACCAGTCAACCAACAATTTGTGAACACACTCAAAAATCAAGGATTACTGGAGGATGAGGTCAGAGGCATAACCACCAGCAGTGCCAGAAGAGAAGTGCCCAGCAGTGTGTTTGGTATCAGTACCCCAGGACCACTGGACAAACGTAATTTTGCCAGAGGATTTGGTGGTAGATATCATTCTAGATTGGGTGGCAGCAGCATTGTGATGGATGATGGTGACGATAGATTTTTGCGTAAAAAATCAGCAGCCAAAGGTCCTTCAGAATATGTGAATCAATTGACGTCCATACTGGATCCTACACCACCTGATGAGACCATACCTCACAATGAATTGGTGCGCATAAGAACACGCACAGGTCATCAAATATTGTTGCACAATTCAGAAGACTTGATCTACATTGGCAATGCAGCAGGCACTACTTGGATAGAGATGACTGCCAACGGCAAACTGGACATATTTTCACAGGACAGCGTGAGTATTCACACTCAAACAGATTTTAATTTCAAAGCAGACAGAGATGTCAACATCGAAGCAGGTCGCAGTATCAACATGAAAGCCATGAGCAGCATCACTGAAGAAACATTGGGCAGTCATAGAATCACAGTGGGCAGCAATCAAACCATCACAGTGGCAGCCACACAAACCATATCTGTGGGCAGCACCAATCACTATGCAGATGGCAATATCAATCTGGACACAGGTGGAGTAATTAACCTCAACAACAACAAAGCAGTGAAAACAGAGCCAACTCCACTCAGTACACACACCAATCCTGGTGAAAGCAGTGGCAACATAATGAAACGTGTGCCTCAGCATGAACCATGGCCACAGCACGAAAATTTGAACCCTGACAATGTGAAAACATCACGCACTGATCGTACCACCATTGAGCAGATACCCAACTCAACCTTGTCAGGCATACCTGACACATTTAAAAAATAAATATTTTTATGGCATTTTTTACTATTCCAGCATCAATCACCAGCAGCCTAGAAGCAGCCACCACAGCAGCCACAGATTTGGTCAACGTGGGTGGTCAGGCCTGTGAGCTGTGCGGCACATTGGGAGCCACAGTGGGTGGAGACGCCATTGCATTGGCCAAAGAAGCGGAAAAGAAAATCCAAGAAACTATTCCTAAAATTGCTGGCAATGTATCAGCATTGAAAAATTCACTGGAGGCAGATATTATGCCGCTGTTGGATCAAGCTGAAAAAGCATTTGAAGGATATTTTGCTGGTGGTGGCTTCCAAGGAATGCCAGCATTGCCAGGAATTCCATCCATACCCGGTTTGGAAAATTTGACTGGAGGATTTCCATCCTTGCCCGGACTGCCCAATCTAGACGGCATCATTCCAACTTTGCCCAGTCTTCCTCCAGACTTAGCAAATTTTCAATCCAGTCTCACAGCCTCCATGTCCAGTTTTGGCGCCACTGCTGCAGGTATCACATCACAGATCACAGCAAAAGTGGGAGATTTAGAAGCGTCTGTAGAAGCATTGATTCCTCCGTTGAGTGCAGCAGTGCAAACTATTTCTGCAGGCAGTTGCAAAGGCATACAAACTCAGTTGGAATCATTGAGTGCAGATTTGGTACCTGCTTTTGACGCAATAAAGACACAGATCGAAACTCAAACCATTCCCAGTCTAGAACCACAAGTAATAGGATTGTTGGATGCTGCTAAAAATATGGCTGAATCTGCAGGTGCTCAATTCACAGCCAATCAAGCAGCCATCGAGTCAGCAGCTACTCAAATGAAAGATGACATGCTGGCACAATTTTCTGAATTAGGAATCAACATATAAAAATTTATGGCTAGAGGCATTGCACGTATAGGAGACAGAACAGAAGGCACCTGCTCTCACCCCAGTCATTTGGCTCCACTGGACACTGGAGGCACCATCATCACAGGATCCAGCAAAGTGGCGTGTGATGGCAACAGACTGGCAGCCACACTGGGTGATGAAATAGAAACTGATTGCGGACACACAGCCTACATAATCACTGCCACAGCCAAGGTATTCATAGGACACAAAGCACAGATGGTGGCCAGACTGGGTGATCTGATAGATGATGGTGCACCCTACTCAGCAAAAATAATTACAGCTTCCAACAAGACCTTTCCACAGGGTTAATAAATATCTATATGAGCACACAAGAAAAAAAATTATACAAAGACATAGTGGTAAAATCCGTTAAAACTGCCACTGCGCCCACCACCTCTAGAGCCTACAGAGGTATCAGCACTGTGAATCCCAATGCCAACAGTTTCAATCTGTATGACATTGCCCTGATCAAACAGGATCTGTTGAATCACTTTCACATACGCCAGGGAGAAAAATTGGAAAATCCAGAGTTTGGTACCATTATTTGGGACGCATTGTATGAACCACTCACAGAAGACATGAAGCAGGCCATAATTCAAAACGTCACAGAAGTGGTCAATTATGACCCAAGAGTGCAGGTCAATTCCGTGATAGTGGATTCTTACGAAAGCGGCATACAGATTGAATGCGAGTTGACCTATCTACCTTACAATATTTCAGAAAATTTGCGTCTACAATTTGATGAAAAGAACGGTTTGATCAGCTAGAATTAACTGAGCATTTAATCAAACCTAATAAATAAGTTAATATAACGGAAATGTATGTCATCCACAGATAGATTGAACAGATTATTATTGGCTGAGGACTGGAAAAAGGTCTATCAGAGTTTTAGAAACGCTGAATTCACCAGCTATGATTTTGACAATCTACGCAGATCCATGATCAACTATCTGCGTCAGAACTATCCTGAAGATTTCAATGACTATTTGGAGAGCAGTGAATATCTGGCCTTGATTGATTTGATTGCTTTTTTAGGACAGAACATTGCTTTTAGAATTGATTTGAATGCCAGAGAGAATTTTATTGAACTGGCAGAGCGAAGAGAATCTGTGCTGAGACTGGCTAGGCTATTGAATTACAATGCCAAACGAAATCAATGTGCCAACGGTTTGCTCAAAATTGATGCTATCAGCAGCACCGAAGAGATCATAGACAGCAACAATATCAATCTTGCCAATCAAACCATCATATGGAATGATCCCAGCAATGAAGATTGGTATGAACAATTCGTCAAAGTGTTGAACGCTGTGTTGCCCGTCACAGGTAAGATAGGTCGCCCCAATAAAAAAGACACAGTGAACGACATTCCCACAGAACTTTATCAATTGAATTCTGATCTGCAAGAAGTACCAGTGTTCACTTTCACAAAAAATATAGATGGAAGAAATGTTGGTTTCGAAGTGGTGAGTGTTGATATCAATGATGGAGAATTGTCTGAATTATCTCCATTACCCCTAAACAAACTTCAATTCATATACAAGGATGACGGCCGAGGCAATGCCAGCAGTAATTCTGGATTCTTCATGCACTTTAGACAGGGCACACTACAGCAAGGAGATTTCACAGTAAATCTTTCGGTGCCCAATCAGGTGGTAGCAGTGGACGCTGTTAACATCAATCAAACAGATGTTTGGTTGTACTCATTGGACAGCAATGATATAGAAAGTGAACTGTGGACCAAAGTGAGTGCCACAGAAGGCAATAACATCATTTACAACAGCACTGCCAAGTCAATCAGAAATATCTACAGTGTGCTCACTAGAACCGAAGACAGAATCAGTCTACAGTTTGCTGATGGCACATTTGGCAATTTGCCCAAAGGAAAATTTAGAACATATTATAGAGTGAGTGACAATAGACAATTTAAAATCGTGCCAGCAGACATGAGCAACATTGAAATTTCAATACCTTATGTAAGTGCAGCAGGTAAAGATGAAACATTAACTATTAGTTTAGCACTGCAATACACTGTGGACAATGCCACTAATTCTGAATCAGACGCGTCTATTAAAACCAATGCTCCATCCACCTATTACACACAGAACAGAATGATTACAGGCGAAGACTACAATGTTGCTCCATTGTCAGCCAATCAAGAAATTATCAAAGTAAAATCAGTGAATAGAATCAGCAGTGGACTGTCAAGATATTTTGATTTGATAGATGCCACAGGCAAATACAGCAACACTAATTTGTACGGTGCTGATGGTGTAATTTATAAAGAAACACTGAACAACAGTGTTACATTCAGTTATATCACTAGAACCGATATAGAAGGAATCATTAATAATTTGATTGAACCTATTTTAAGTGAAAAAAAATTATTTAATTTTTATCTTAATAATTTTTCTAAGATACTGGTGACAGACATTACCACAGTATGGCAGCAATCCACCAGCGGAACCAATTTGTCCACTGGATACTTCACTGACACTGACGAAAACATATTAGAAATAGGATCTTTCACAGCCAGTCAACTGAAATATTTAGAAACTGGATCTCAAATAAAATTTCAAGCACCAGCAGGCAAATATTTTGATGCTGATAACAAAATTAAAACTGGAGAACCCATCAATCTTGGCGAAAGCACAGTGAGATGGACCACCATAGTGCAAGTGATAGACAACGGTACAGTGTTGCAAAATGATGGTCAAGGGCCTATCATATTGAATGATGTTATTCCTTCAGATGCTATTTTGGTACAGATTATTCCTAAATTCACAAAATTTTTATCATCAGATATAAAATTACAAATGTTGGATCAAATATTTGATAATAATAATTTTGGTTTGAGATATGATATTTTAACTAGAACCTGGGCAGTGATAGATGAAAATAACATTGACCTCTATGGCACTTTTAACACAGGTAAAACCGGTGACATCAGCAACCAGCAACAGGATGCCAGTTGGTTGTTGTCTTTTACCACAGACACAGAATTATACACAGTGACTCACAGAGGTGTGCGTTATGTGTTTGAAAGCGACAAAGAAATTCGTTTCTATTATGACAGTGGAGATAAAAATTACAATAACAAAGGAAATGTAATCAAAGATAAAATTTCTGTATTATCAATCAACACAGCTCCAGACGCAGTGATTCCTTTAAAAAATAATGTGGACTGGCAAATCACAGAAGAATACAGAGACACACAAGGATATGTAGACAGTAAAAAAATTGAGATTATACATTTTGATTCAGATGATGATGGTTTAATGGATAATCCTGATGCTTTTGAAAATTTAGTCAATGATTCTTCTATTGTGTTCCAAAAGAAAATCATTTCTGACGGAGTAGAAGATTTTAATTATGTTGATGCTGATTCTGAGTACATTATTACTATTGTTAACGAAAATGCCATAGGATCCTACAGCATGTATGCTCAAGACACAGTGTTTTACAACACTACCACAGGAATTTTTAAACTGTTAGATGTGTCTGCAAACACTCTGACCATTGTGTCCACATACAAAGCCTTCAACGGTCGTGATAGTTTAAAATTTCATTATGTTCACAGCACAGACAGCTCCAACAGAATAGATCCCAGTGCCAGCAATATTATGGATGTGTATCTGTTGACTAGAACATATGATATAGAATTTAGATCCTGGCTGAATGGAGACATTGAAAATAAACCATTGCCCATGAGCTCTGATGCCATGTATCAAAACTTTGGCAAACAAATCAATCTGATTAAATCTATCAGTGATGAAGTGATTTATCATCCAGTCAAATACAAAATATTGTTTGGCGACAAATCAGATATCAAATTTCAAGCAGTATTCAAAGTGGTAAAAAACAGCAATGAAGTGGTCAGCGATGATGATATTAAAGTAAGAATCATTCAGTCTATCAACGAATATTTTGAATTGTCCAATTGGGATTTTGGAGACACATTTTATTTTTCAGAACTGAGTACCTATGTGATGACTCAACTGGCACCAGACATTGTAACATTTGTGATAGTGCCTGATCAAAGTTCACAATCTTTTGGCAGTTTGTATGAAATTAAATCAGAAAGCGATGAAATTTTTATCAGTGGAGCCACAGTGCTTGACGTAGAAATTATAGATGCTGTGACTGCTTCCAAATTAAGAGCCAGTGGCCAAGTGGTTACTGCTGCATCAACCTCTAATTCGGGTTTGATCAGTGCTTCTAACAGTGGTGCTTCCAGCGGAGCTTATTAATGGCTTACAATAACAATCAAGAAGAATCTGCTCTACCAACTGGATCAGAAAATTCTACCAATAGAAAATCCAGCAATCTACTACCAAGATATTTTAGAACTCCTACCAACAGCAAATTTCTTTACAGTACTTTAGATCAGTTCTTAAATCCTGGCACAGTGGAAAAAATCAGTGCTTTCTATGGCAGGAAAACAGCCAAAGCATTTGTGCCAGATGACAATTATGTGAATGAGGTCAGTGATGACAGACAGAATTATCAGTTGGAACCAGTGGTGGTGCGCAGAGACAATCTCAACAACGTGGTGTTCCACAAAGATTATGTGGACTACATCAACCAGATCAAAAGTTTGGGTGGTAATGTGGACAACCACAGCGTGTTAAATGCACAAGAGTACTACAGTTGGAATCCCAACATCGATTGGGACAAATTTGTAAATTTTAGAGAGTACTATTGGTTGACCTATGGTCCTACCCCCATCACTATCACAGGATTACAACAGCAGGTACAG